AAAACTGCTCTGCCCTTCAGTCATTTCCAAGCGAAGCGAAGTTAGGAACCAACGCAAACAATGTGGTATTTTCGGAGACATGGAGGTCTAACGGACTAACGTCATTTAGCACACCGCTAAACACTGGGGCCTATTTCTTCCGGGCTTGGAGGGATTGTTCTAGTCTAGTTGATTTCTCTGCCGAAGTCCTTACAAACTGGAATCCCTCAAGTATAACAACTGGGGTCTTTAATGAAGCATGGGACGGCTGTTCTGCGTTATCTGCAATCAGCGTAGAAAACATACTGACCTCCATCGACGCATCAGGCAAATACGCAACGTCTACCGGAGCATCTGGTGGTTCTGCTTTGGCTGACGCTGGTATCGACATCGACTACGATGGAACAACACTCAGTGCCGCGACGAACGCCGCAGTAACATCACTCAAGGCCAAGGGCTGGAGCATTATTGTTAACAACGTAACACTTTAAGTATGACAGACGAAACTCATCGATTCTTCCGGTTTAGCTCACAGGACAGCTACGAGCAACTAACCGCTGCTGGCAACACCGCTAGGTCACTTCCTGACGGTGACGGCACTGACAGGTGGTTGGCATTGTGGGATAAGACTTTTCTCGACCCGGAGACCAACAGTGACCGCCTGTATTGTGTGAAGCGTGCTGGTATCCTTGACAGTGATGATTTCACTTTGGATGGCATTGAGGAAATCAACCTTGAGACCTACCTACAGCGACTACGATGGGAGCCACCGATCGAAGAAGACCTAGAGATGGAAGATGAGCTTGAACTACTAGACCTACCTGACTAATGGACGACGAACAACAACCACTTACAGAAATCGAACAGTCACGAGCTGACACAGGGTTTCGTTATTACGTAGTGCAACCCGATGTCTACACAGGACTTGTTAGCGCAGTTGACGCTGACCGTGGGTATCCTAACAAACAAGGCACAACGCTCACTGGGTTACCACCTGTTGCTAACCTGGCTGAAGCCACAGACGCTAGTGGTAAACTCATTGCCATCGACTGCTGGCGCTTTACATCCAACGACGACGCTATGTTAGAGGGGACTGATGGAGTCCAAGAGTTAACTCAGTTAGAGTTCCTGGCGATCAAGCCTGAGCCTGAGGAAATTATTTAATATTATATCTTTATGAAATTCACCACTGCCCAAGCGGTCTACACAAGCCTCGAAGGACACCGCTATCAATACCTAGATCGCGCCAGGTCCTGCTCGAAGCTCACGTTACCCTACGTCATGCCCGACGAAGGTCACGGACCACACAGCAGACTAGACACACCTTTTCAGGGCGTTGGGGCTCGCGGAGTAAATAACCTCGCCTCTAAATTATTGTTAGCACTCCTTCCGCCTAACGCCCCGTTTTTCCGATTGAACATCGACAGCTATGCCCTAGCGAACGAAGGGGCACCTGAAGAGTTGATCTCAGAGATCGAAGAGACACTCCAGAAAGTCGAAGAGTCAGTCATGGCTGAGATTAGTCGCGAGGCGTATCGCACAGCGATTCACTCAGCGCTTAAACATCTGATTATCACAGGTAATGTCATGCTGTATATGCCTGACGAAGGTGGTATCCGGGTGTTCCACCTAGATCGCTTTGTCGTCGATAGGGACCCTATGGGCAACGTGACTCACATAGCGACCAAAGAGAACATCAGTTACGACGTGCTCGATGAAGACATCAAGGCCCAGATTGCAACTAACGGTGGCCAGCCGACCGATGAGGTTCACTTGTATACTGCTGCTTGTCGCGATGGTGATGAATTTATTATATATCAAGACATTAATGGTGTCGCACTGGAGAGCTCAGGGTCACGAGTTAACAAAGCGAAGAACCCGTTTATACCGCTGAGGTTCTCACGGATCGACGGGGAAAGCTATGGCCGTGGTTATGTCGAGGAATACTTAGGTGACCTGCAGTCACTTGAGGGACTCTCACGGGCGATCCTTGAGGGTTCTGCTGCTGCCGCTAAGGTTATGTTCTTGGTGAATCCTAATGGAACTACGCGTGCTCGGACACTCGCAGAAGCCCCCAGTGGCGCCATAGTCCAGGGTAACGCTGCAGACGTTACGACCTTACAGCTTAACAAGATTGCAGACTTCAGGACCGCTGAGTCGTCTATTAAGGTTATTGCTGACAGGCTCGGTGGTGCCTTCTTGTTAACCTCGAATGTCGTTAGGCAAGCCGAGCGTGTTACTGCAGAAGAGATCAGGATGTTATCCCAAGAGCTTGAGTCAGCGTTAGGTGGTTTATATTCATTATTATCAAACGAGATGCAGCTGCCATTTGTTAACAGACTGATGGACGTAATGAAGAGCAAGAAGAAGCTCCCTGCGTTACCTAAGGACATTGTTAACCCAGTGATCATCACCGGGGTCGAGGCGCTAGGCCGAGGGAACGACTTACAGAAACTTGACTTGTTCTTAGCAGGCGCAGCGCAAGTCGTAGGCCCCCAGGCGATCGCTGAGTTTGTAAATGTGAGCCAGTATTTCCAGAGACGCGCTACAGCGTTAGGCATCAAGACTGCAGGACTCGTTAAAGACGACGAGCAGATCCAAGCTGAGAAACAACAGGCCCAACAGATGGCCATGATGGCACAGGTGGCACCACAAGGCGTTAAAGCACTCGGCGACCAAGCTTTAGAACAACAAAGGCAACAAGGAGTAGAAGAACCCACTGAATAAAAATGGCAGAACTACAAACGAGCGAGACCGTTGAACCGTCCGTTCAAGAACAAGCAGCTGTTGACTCTACGGACTCAATGGCACAGGCCTGGGATAATAACCAGGAACAACTAGCGCAACAGCTAGGACAACAAGAAGACACCCCGCAACCTGACCGCCCAGAGTGGTTACCTGAGAAGTTTTCTAGTGCCGAGGACATGGCGACTGCCTACCAGGAACTAGAGAGTAAACTTGGGAACCCTGAGGCTACACCAGCAGAGCCCGAGGGTGAACAACCTGAATCTGTCAGTGCCATCAATGCGGCCACTGATGAGTTCATGGAGTCTGGTCAGTTAAGCGATGAGACTTTTGAGACCTTAGAGAAATCTGGGTTACCAAAGCAGCTTGTCGAGGCTTACATTGCAGGACAACAGGCAATCGCAGACACACAGGCTAACGAAGTCTATGGGTCTGTTGGTGGCCAAGAAGGTTACCAAGCGATGGCTGAATGGGCCACAGAGAACCTAGACGAAGGTTCACTTGATGCGTTCAATCAGATCGTAGAGACTGGCACTGTTGAGCAAGCTAAGGTGGCAGCACAGGGCTTGTATTCACAGTTTCGTTCTGCTAGCGGAGGCGCCCCTCAGTTAGTCCAGGGTCAAACCAACGGCCAAGCTGTTACTCCCTTTACGTCTTCGGCTATGGTCACTAAGGCCATGAGTGACCCGCGCTATAAGCAAGACCCAAGTTACCAAGCTGAAGTTCACCGCAGGCTCTCTGTGTCTGACATTCTATAATAATAATAATAATAAACCCATGAACCTAATCAACTACATCGTAGACAACAAAGAGACCCTCATTAGCGCACTTACGGCTATCGTTGCAGCAGCATCAGCTATCGCAGCGTTAACACCGACGCCTACCGATGACGGTTGGGCTGCTAAGCTCTACAAGGTCGTTGATTGGCTCGCTCTTAACGTAGGGAAAGCCAAAGACAAGTGATTGGGTCTATTGTTAAGTTACTTATAGCCTTCCCGTCACTGGGGAGGCTTTTTCTTTCTATAAGAGATGAATACACTAAAGAGCTTGCTAATCGCAGGCACACTCGTCATCGCATCCTTATCAACAAGTGGGTGCACGACACTCAAGCCAAGCCGGATACCCGAAATGATCCAGAGGCTTGACGCTCACGACTTTGAGAAGGACGAGAAACAAACGATCTCTGCGTTACTTCACTACATTAACTACTTAGAGAATGAGTTGTAGAGCGTGGTTTACTGATGACGCCCAGTTACCCCCGGCTGACCCAGTGTTAGCCATATGTGTCGGCCACAGTCGATACAATGACATGGGCGCTGTTGCGTGTGACGAAGAGACCAACGAGTGGACGTATAACCTCCAGGTCGCTAAGTCTATCAAAGAAGAACTCGATGACGCTGGTGTTCCCTCAGTGATTGTCCACGAGTATACCGGGAAC